AAAGGCCAGACCGCCAGCTATGCGCGGTTGTGGGGCAAGCACGCCTCGTTCCTGCGCATCGACCGCAACGTGCGCACCGTACGCGGCATGGCGATGCCGACGTTTGCATTTACCGCGCAGTGGCAAAACCGGTTTGCCGGCACGATTAGCGACCCGAAACGCGGCATCCGCGGCGGCACCACGGTACGTGTCGGCGAGCAGGTGAAAGAGCTGATCTCGTTTACCGAGGCCGGCTGCCACTTCCACGACGCTGTCGCTTAAGGGGGCAAAATGACTGCGACGACCTACATCGTAAAAGACACAGTCGATATCGACGACAAACGCTATGCGGCCGGCGATAAGCCCAAGCTCGAATTGCAGCCGGAACAAGAGGTGCGGCTGGTCGAACTGGGCGTGATCGAATTGCCGCCGAAAACAAAAACCGAGCCGAAGGATAGCGGCGACGGCGGCGCCCAAACCGGCGACAAGTAACCGATGAGCTACTGCACACAGGACGATTTGATCACCGCATTCGGCGAGACGGAATTGATTCAGCTCACCGATCGCAATAATACCGGCGTGATCGACACAACGGTATTGTCGGCCGCACTGGCCAAGGCCGATGCGGAAATCAATCAGCGCCTGCGCGTGAAGGGTTGGCCGCTACCGCTGGCAGCGGCCAGCGCTGACCTGAAAAACCTGGCCCAGGATATGAGCCGGTTTCACCTGCACGACGATATCATCCCTGACCTGGTGCAGAAAGCCTACGACCGTGCACTCAAAGTCCTGGACGATTACGTCAAGGGTGTGGTGCTGGTCGATATCGGCAATCCGACATCGAGCGCATCGGCCGGCGATGTGGAGTTTACCGAGCGCGAGCGGATTTTCTCTGAACAGACGCTGGCGGGATTTTAACGGTGAGCACGCTACGCGCCCTGGTCGAGGCCCGCATCGCGGCCCAAGTGGAAGGCTTCAGGGAAGTCGCCGGGGCGGCGGGACTGACCAACATTCTGGCCGGGCGCATCGCCGCTCCCGGCTGTTATGTGTTTCAGGAAGGCTCGACCGCCGGCGCAAACAAATTAGGCAATGCCGTGTCGCAGCGCGAGGTGATTCAGCTTGGCGTGGTGATTACGGTCAAGAACGTGCAGGACGGCCGCGGCGGCGATGCCGACGATGTCAGCCAGGCGCTACGCGATCTGGTTAAAACCGCGTTGCTCGGCTGGGAGCCGGCCGGCTATGAAATGATCGAGAAGGTCGATCACAAGCTGATCTCGTTCGCGAACGGCTTTTTCATCACCAAGGACAGCTACCGCACCGCGCATCATATTCGCTCGATTTGAGGACATAGATATGCAAGACCCATACGCCGGACACGCCGGAACATTCGTCGTCGACCCTGATAGGGGTGTGCGCGTTCCGATCGAACAATGGCAAGCCGAACAGGACGCGAAAGCGCAGGCTACGGCCAAAGCCAAAAAACCAGAGCCCGAACAGTCGGAGGCTAAATAATGTTTGCAACCCGCAAAACCGCGATCCTCGTCAAACTGGAGGCGGCTTATGGCAGCGATGCCACGCCGACTGCCGCCGAGTCTATTTTATGTAGCGCTCCGGATATTCAACCGCTGGAAGGCAACCAGGTCGAGCGCGACTTTACACGCCCGTGGTTTGGTTCATCCGGCCAAAGTCGCGTTGAAAATTACGCGATGGTCAGCTTTGAAACCGAGATCGCCGGCTCAGGCGCGGCGGCGACCCCACCGGCCTGGGGCTCGCTGCTGAAGGCGTGCAACTTTAGCGAGACGATCACCGCCGCCGCGATTACCGGCACCGCCCAAACCGGAGGCTCCACGACCACGATCAAACTGGCGGCCGGCGCATCGGCCGTGGATGATTTTTACACCGGCATGACGCTCAGCCTGACCGCCGGCACCGGCAGCGGCCAGAAGGGCGAGATCGTCAGCTACAACGGCACGAGCAAAATCGCCACGCTCGCAACGGCCTGGGCCGTCGCCCCGGATGCGACCAGCGGCTATAGCATCGGCGTGAGCGTGATGTACACGCCCAATAGCGGCTTCGGTACCGCGACCGCCAATACCTCGGCCACGATCTATTTCGCCCGCGACGGCGTGCGCCATATTTTGCTCGGCGCGCGCGGCACGGTGTCGCTCGGTTTGGCATCCAAGCAAATCCCCAAATTCAAATGGACGTTTACCGGCTTGCTCGGCACCATCAGCGATACCGCGCTGCCGTCGGTTAACTATGGGGGCTTTCAAACGCCGGACGCGGTATCGACCGCCAACACGACCGACCTTAACCTGCACGGCTATGCCGGCGCGGTGATGCAGTCGCTGACGTTCGATATTGCCAACACCGTGATCCACCGGCAACTGGTCGGCGCGGAATCGGTCTTGATTACCGATCGCAAGCCGGTCGGCAACGTGTCGATCGAGGCGACATCGGTCGCGGCCAAGGACTGGTGGACTGCCGCCAAAAATGCCAGCTACGGCGTATTTGGCGTCAAGCATGGCCAGACCGCCGGCAACATCGTCGGCATTACCGGCCGAAATATTCAATTGAAGCAGCCGAAATACTCCGACTCTGACGGCGTGGTGATGTTCGACGCGGGCTTGTCGTTTACGCCGTATGGCGCCGCCGGCAACGACGAAATTCGCATTTGCAGTAAATAAATCCCCCCTCTATCCCCTTTTTCCAAAGGGGATGATAAGGCCGGGCACCGCGCCCGGCCTCCACTAAAAAGCCCTGTTCCGAACGCTTTCGGATTATCCCGTTTTACCCCGCCCGCTACACTGTCCCGGACTTCAAATCCACTGCACGGGGCACCCATGTTCAAACTCGATTTATCAGACACCTACGAATGGCCGGTCAAATTTAGCCTGATCGACGCCAAGGGCCGCAAGCAAGCCCACACCATCACGCTGATTTTCAAGCGCGTCGAGCGCGAGGAATTCATTGACATCATTCGCCCCGATGGCGAGTCCGAGCTGCGCACCGGCGCCGAGGTGATCGAATCCGATTTGGATTATCTGTTGCGGTTCGTGCTCGGTTGGCGCGATGTCGAGATCGGCGGCGATACCGTGTTCAACCGCGACAACCTGCGCGCGCTGCTGAACGGCGTGCCGTCGATTCACCGCTTGATTACCGAGGCGTTCGTCGAATCGGTCAACGGCGGCCAGCAAAGAAAAAACTGATTGCCGCCGCCGAGTATTGGGCGCGCGGCGGCAAGGATGACGGCGGGCAATTGATCGAGGATGCGGCGCTGCTCGGGATCGAGCTGCCGGCGATCGAGGAGGACGATCCGGATTTTGCGGTCGATCCGGCCAACTGGGACGCGGTTTTGGTGTTTCTCCGTTGCGCATCCCAGTGGCGCCACGGCCCGATGGGCGGCGTGCTCGGCATGGACTATCAGGGTGTTAAATCGGTCATCGAGTTAACACTGCCGAAACGCAAACATAATGCAATATTCGCGGCGGTGCAGGTCATGGAACAGGCGGCGTTGCCGATTCTAAACAGCAAATCGAAATAGCATCATGGCCAACGACATTACACTGGGCATCAAGATCAAGCTGGACGGCCGCGAGGTTGATGGACAGGTGCGTTTACTGTTGGACGATCTTAATCGCCTGTCGAATGCTACGCGCGAGCAGGGCGAATCGGCTCGCGGTAGTGCCTCCGGCAATCAACAGCTACGAAACTCCCTACGCGATACCAGCTCAGAAGCGCGTAATGCTGGCCAATCGCTCAGCCAAATGGCGCGCAATACGCTCGACCTGAATGGCGCGCTACGCGGGTTGGTATCCGGTTTGTCCGCCATAGCCTTGTACCAAACTGGTAAGCAATTGATAGAAACGGCTGACTCGATGAAATTGCTTGAGGGCCGCATCAAAGTGGCAACCAGCAGCGCGCAGAATTTTGCAACCTCATATCAAGAGCTGGTCAACATCAGCTTACGTACTCATACGTCATTCGACGCGAATGCCACGTTGTTTTCCCGCGTCAACAAGGCAATGGAAACGATGGGCGGCACGGCCAGCGCTACCACGGCGTTGACCGAGACAATGGCGCAAGCACTACGGATTTCAGGCGCTAGCGCGGGCGAGTTGTCCTCTGTTGTACGGCAAACATCGCAAGCTCTGGCGTCTGGCGTATTGCGCGGAGACGAGTTCAATTCCATTATGGAGAACGGATCGCGCTTGGCCTATGCGCTCGCTGCCGGGTTGAACGTCAACGTGGGCGAATTACGCAAAATGGCGGAAAACGGCGAGTTAACCGCTGGCCGTTTTATGCAGGCCATCATGAGCCAATCACAGGTGATCGACGGGGAATACAAGCGCCTGCCGATGACAGTCGGCGCGGCATTGCAAGATGTCCGCACGCAATTCGAGCAATACATTCATTCCGTCGATTCGAGTTCGTCGGCGACTCATGGTCTAGCCAATGCGTTTCAGGCATTGGCTACGAATCTGCCTCCAGTGCTGGATAGTATCGTTACGCTCGGCAAGGTTGCGTTGGCTGTTTTTGCCGGGCAATTGGTCGGTGCGATCGGGCAGTATGTGGCGGCAAAACTAACGGCCATCGAAATAGAGCGCGCCCATGCGGCTGCGATTACGTTGGACCTGGAGCGAACCGTACAGTTATCGGCGGCAACGCTAGCCAATGCCGAGGCCAACACTGCTGCCGTCGCCGCGGCGTTGGCGGCGACAAATGCCGAAATCGCGCAGACACAGGCCAAAATTGCCGCCAGCGTTACCATCAGTCGGCATATCCTGCTGACCGAGCAACTGAACGTGCTTATGGCTCAACAGACCGCGCAGGCTGCGGCGCTGGGTAGTGCGCAAGCGGCACTGGCGACCGCGCAAGAATCGGCGGCGGCAGCGGCGGCGGCGCAAGGGGCGGCGAATGCCACGTTGCTTGGATCGATCAAGGCGCTGCTATCGCCGATGAATGTGTTGAACGCCGGCATTGCCGTTTTTGCGGGTTGGCAGTTTGCCAGCCTGCTCGATCAGTTCGAGTCTGTTCGGCGCGCGGCCAATGTTGTTGCAGGATCGATCGCCCACATGATCAATTTGGCGCAATATGGTTTCAGTGCGGCCGGGGCCGTTTTGTCCGGTCGGTTTGGCGATTTGTCAGCGATCAAACAGCAACATTATCAATTACAACAAGGTATATCGGCGTCCGTTGCCGACAGCTATTTAGGGCTTGATAAGGCTCCGCCATCTTCTCAAGGCTTGGATGCAGGATATAAAAAATTTCTACAGGATCAGCAAGCAAAATCCGCCGAGCTGGCTAAACAGCAGCAAGAAGCGGAATCCAAAAAAGCGCTCCTCGATACGGATATTGCGCTGCTTAAGGCGAAAGGTGATTTGCGTAAAGCGTATGAGCTGGAGGCGACGGCGATTAAAGGCTTGGATGCCGAAGGCCAAAAACGCTATGTGCAAGAAAAGCTTGAAATCGAATCGTTGAAGCAGCATGGCAAAGCCAGCAATGGCGCGGCATCGGAAGCGAAAAAATTTGCTAAGGCGGAGGAGAGCCGCCGCGACGAAATCGCCAAAACCATCGAACAAATCCAGTTTGAAACCTCGCTGATCGGGCTGAACGACAAAGCCCGTCAGCGCGCGGTCGAGTTGACCAATGCCTTGACCAAGGCCAAGGGTGCCGAGGCTGAGTCGATCAAGGCTGCGCTACAAGTCAAATGGGACGAAATGGATGCGGAAGAGCGCCGGAATGAAATTATTGACGACTACGGGAAGCAGCTCGATTACCTGGATGAGTTGCGCACCAGTGCAAGCCAAAGCGGGTATTTGGCGAATCTAGCCGCAGAGCTGAAGGCGCGTGGGCTGAACAACGAAGAAATTCGCGAACAGATAGATCTAGAAAAAGAGCTGGCCGATACGATCAAGAACAATCCTGACCTGGACCCCGAGGAGGTCAGAAGGCACTTGCAGCAGCGGCTCCAGGGGCAAAAGCGGCTGGTAGGCATTACCAATGACGGCAGCCAGAAATCGGCCGACTTCATGGAGGCAGCCTGGAAGCGGGCGGCGGAGAACATCCAGGATGCGCTGGCGAATATGTTCGAGAACTTGCTGAACGGCGATGCGCTGGGCAGCTTCGAGGATTTTTTCGACAACATCAAGCGCTCGCTGAATAAAGTCTTTGCCCAGAACTTTGCCCAGGGCATTCAAAAGATGCTGCAAAGCGCGTTCACCTCCGGCGGTTCCGGCGGATCATCCGGCGGCATCGGCGGTTTATTTAGCGGTCTGTTCGGCGGGTCATCGAGCGGCGGCGGCATCGGCGATTGGTTCAGCAGCCTGTTTGGCGGGTCGTCTTCCGGCGGCAGCTATTTCAAGGGCAACGGGCCGCTGATGTCATATCAAAACCCGGCCAGCGGCGGCCTTGGCGGGCTTTTCAGCCAGTTCTTCAGCTCCGGTTCTGGCGGCGGTTTCAGTTTCAGCAGCGCGGGCGGCGGCGGCTCAGGTTGGGCGGCGCTAGGCAGTCTGGCAAAACTGATCCCTGGTGCCGGCGAATTTAAGATGAGCGGGCCGGGGCGCAATAAGTCACTGGAAAATATGGTCGGCATAGAGAACGGCATCACGGATATGGTCGGTAACTTTTTCCCACTGTTCAAGCTGATGGCGCCCTTGAAAAACGGGATAATGAACCTGGGGCATAAGCTGTTCCCGGACCGCAAGCCCTCCACGACCGGGCATTTGCTCGCCCCGCTGATGTCAGTCATCTTTCCCGCGATAGCCGCGCCTATCTGGGACATGCTGATGACCTTTATGATGGGCGAGAAGATCCCGCAGCCGACCGAGTGGACCAAGGGCCGCTACAGCGCCGGCAAGATGACGATCGGCAAGAGCGGCACCGAGGACGGCGGCAACAAGCAAAACACGATAGATTTTACCAACTCGTTCGGCGACATGATCACCGGTCTCGGACATCAACTGAACATGACGTTCCGCGATTTCAACACGACATTCTGGCATCAACTGGACACGACCGGGACCGACCAGTTCGCGGGCTGGCTGAAAGACAAGGGCGGCAATTTCTTCACCCGGACGCCCAGTTCGGACGGCGATTTTAAAACATTGGCCAGCCAGGCGTCGCTGGCGGTCATCAAACGCAATATCTCCAGCCAGGACGATCTGCATTACCGCGAGGCGATCCGCGACAACAAGTCGCTGAAGAAGTTGTCGAAAGCGATCGGGGAAATCGACACCATCGGCTTGTCAATCGGCGAGTACGGCCAGGCGCTGCAGCAACTCAAAGAAATCAATGGACAGTTCGACGAACTGGCGATAACGGCGCGTAAATACCGCTTCGCCGAAGCCGACATCGAAGCCGCCCGCCAGCGCGCGATCGACTCCCTGAAAAACGACACGATCACCGCCTTCCGCCAGCTCGCCGGCCTCGGCCCGACGCTGGCCGCGCAATTGGCCGGCCTGAACGATCAATTGCGCGCGCTGGAGGCGAACGCAAGATCGCTGAAAATCGCCGAAAGCGACCTGGCCGGGCTGCGCCAAAAATCCATCGCGCTGGCGAAAGAGCAATATCTGTCGCCGCTGACCGACGCGACGGCATCGATCGCCGACCAGATTGCCTCGATTACCGGCGTGCTGCCGACCGCGGAGGATACCGCGCCGCTGTTCGAACTGCTGAAAGCCTCGACCGATCCGACCGAGCAGGCGCGCTACATCGACCGCATTCAGCGCGCCTTGACCCAGCGCTACAACGGCGAGATCGCGGCCATCAACAAGACCGCCGGCGCGGTCAGCAATCTGAAGGCATTCGTCGACAGTTTGAAACTTAGCGACCTGTCGCCGCTCGATCCGTCGGCCCGGCTGCGCGAGGCGCAAGGCCAGTACGGCACCACCTTATTAAAGGCGCAGGCCGGCGATCAAACCGCGCTGGCGAACCTGGCCAATACCGCGCAAAGCTATTTGCAGGAGGCGAAAAGCTTCTATGCCGCATCGCCTGCCTATGCCGATATTTTCAGCAACGTGACCGACACGCTGGGCAGTTTGGGCGCGTCGGTTGGCGGCAATATCGACGCGACCGATGCGGCGACAACCGCCGCCGATGCGCTGGCATCCAGTCTGCAAGGCCTGGCCGACCTGATCGCGCAACTGACCGCCACGGCCGGCGGCAATTTCGACAATCAGGCCGGCGGCCTGGGCGGCGCGGCTTCGGGACCTGCCAAAAACTTCCAGGACCTGACCGAAAACCAGATGGCCGCCAACATCGACGCCTTGCCTGATGATGCGAGCAAGGCCGCGCAGAAGGCGGTGAAGGCGCAAAACAAATTGCTGCAAAGTCAGATCAAGGCATGGTTGTACGGCGGCGATGACGAGCTGGCGAAAACCCAGCAGTATCAGGCGCTGACGCAGCAGATCGATGCGCTGAAGGCGCAGGTCAAGGATGCGCCGAAGGGCGCCGAGCGCGATCAGATGAATGCGCAGATGGATGGCCTGGTCGCCCAGCGCAAGGCGCTCGGCAAGGTCAAGTTCAAGGAGCAAGGCGGCTGGACGCAAGGCCCGACGATCGTCGGCGAGAACGGTCCGGAGCTGATCAACTTCGCGCGGCCGACGCAGGTGCAGAGCAACCGGCAGACGCAATCCATCATCGCCGGCGGCAATGATGCGATCATCGCCGAGCTGCGCAAATCCAACGAAGAGCTGGCCGCGCTGGTCCGGCTGCAAATGCAGGCGAACCAGGCGCTGCTCGACCGGCTCGATAAGATGGCCGGCAGCATGGGCAGCATCGAGCGCAAGACGCGATTGAAGGCATCGGCATGATCTATCTGGCGGAACTGACGGTCTTTAACATGTCCACCTCGGCGGTCGAGACCTTGCGCTTCTCTTCCGGCGAGGGCTACATCGACAACGCGACCGGCAACTATTACGCGCCGCGCATCGAACAGCCGGCCTTGATGCGCCGCGAGATATTTGCGGACGGCCAGATCGGCGGCGCGGCATCGGCCAGTGTCGGCGAGCTGACTCTTGTTAACAATGACGGCGAGCTGGACTATTTAACGGGCTACGCGGTCAACGGCCGCCAGTTGATCATCAAGGTCGGCGACGAGTCCGCCGCCTATTCGAGTTTTGCCACCGTGTTGAAAGGACTGATGCAGCAGGCCGCGATGGAATGGGAGCGGGTTTCGATCCGCCTGCGCGATCGTTACGCCGAATTTAACAAGCCGATCCAGACGCTGACCTATGCCGGCAGCAATAGCCTGCCGAACGGCCTGGAAGGCGTGTCCGATTTGAAAGACGCGGCGAAGCCCTTGTTTTACGGCCGCGTCAACAACATCGCGCCGACGCTGATCAACAGCAGCCGCCTGCTCTACCAGCTCACGACCGGGGCGCTGGCCGAGGTCGTGAACGTGTTCGACGCCGGCGCCTATCTGGGCCGCGAGGCAGACTACGCCGATCAGGCCGACATGGAAACGAACGCGCCGTCGGCCGGTTATTTCCGCGTTTGGAAAGCCGGCGGCATATTCCGGCTGGGCTCGTCGCCCGCGGGTAGCATTACCGCCACCGCCTGGGAATACAATACAATCGAAGGCTCGACCGCCGCGCAAATCGCCTACCGGCTGGCGACCGGCCCTGGCGGCATCGCCCCGTCCGATACCGTCGCCGCCGACTATACGCTGCTCGACGGCCAGAACGCCGGCAGCATCGGCCTGTGGGTGACGGACGGCTTGACCATCGCCGAGGCGCTGGACCGAATTACCGCAAGCGTAGGCGCCTGGTGGGGATTCGACCAGCTTGGCCGCTTCCGGGTCGCCCGGTTCGATGCGCCATCGGGAACCGCCGTGGCGACACTGACCAGCGACGAGATCATAAGCATCGACACCGAAGCCGCCACGATCAACGGCGAGGCGGTGCCGGCGTGGAAAATCACCCTGAACCACGACATCAATTACACGGTACAGGCCGGCAATGTGGCCGGCGTGGTAGCGGCCGATCGCCGCGCCTGGCTGGAAAAGCCCAACCGTCAAACCGTGGCGGAGGACGCTTCGGTAAAAACCGCGCATCCGTTGGCGCAAGAAATCGTTTACGACACGTTGTTGGCCGGCGCCGGTTATGCGGGACCCGAGGCCGCGCGGCGGCTCGGTTTGCTGAAAACCAGCCGGCTGATCTACAACGCCACGGTCCGCATCGACGCGGACCTGCTGGCGGCTATTGACCTGGGCTCCGTCGTCTCGGTCGTGCTCGACCGCTTCGGGCTGCTCGGCGGCAAGCTTCTGCGCGTGATTGGCATCGAGGGCGATTATCAACGCAATCAGATCAATATGAGGCTGTGGGGATGAGCAACCTGATCCTGGGCTACAACAACCTGATCGACGGCGCCACGCTGTCCGGCGGCAGCTGGAGCGGCGCGCTGCCGCTGGCCAACCTGAAAAGCCGCTATTTGTCGAAGGCCGCCCGGTCGAGCAATGCGCTGGCCGCATCGACGCTGATCGACATCGATCTGGGCAGCGCGAAATCGGTGCAGGCCTTCGGCGCGATCCGCACGAACCTCAGCGCGAGCGGCGCGAGCTACCGGCTGCGCGGATCTACGGTCAGCAATTTTGCCAGCAGCGTGTACGACTCCGGCACGGTGTCGGCGAACGCGCAAACGCCAGACCTGATCATCGGTCTGCCGGCAGCGATTACCGCGCGCTACTGGCGCCTGGAAATTACCGACACGGCCAACGCGGCGGGCTATGTGCAGATCGGGCGCCTGTTCATCGGCCCGGCCCTGGCGCCGGCCGATAATTACAGCAAGGGCGCAGAGCTTAGCTATCAGTCGCGCACCGGCGTGCAGCAGTCGCTCGGCGGCGTCGATCATTTCGACATCCGCGCCGGCCGCCGGCTGTTTGCGTTTGCGCTCGACTGGCTGACCGAGGCCGAGGCGCATGATCAGGCGCTGGAGTTGCAGCGACTCTGCGATATTCACGGCGAGGTGCTGCTGATCCGCGATCCGGCCGACACGGCCTACAACCAGCAGCGGCATTTCCTCGGCAGGCTGCAACAATTGTCGCCGCTCAAAAATCCGTACCTGACAATTCATCAGGCAGGATTTGAGGTGCTGGAGATCGTGGCCTGATGGCGCTGTATAAGGACGCCTCCGGGCAACTGGTCATCGCCGCCTCGCTGCCGCCCGGCGGTTCTGCCGTTGCCGGCCCTGCCTCGGGCGGGCTGGCCGACGTCGCGCCATGGCTGCGCGGATTGGACTCGAACAACGGCACGGACTGGCATCCCGCCAATTATTACGGCGCCGGCGGCGAGGCAGTCGGCACGCTGTCCGGTTATCTGACGAAGGGTGCGGTGGTGCTGCCGGCGGACGAGAACGGCGTGGTCACCGACTTTAGCGCGGCCTCCGGCCATTTTATCGTGCACAAGGACGGCGTCGACATTACGTCGAGCTGCGTGTTTGCCGCGTCCGGCGCGGTCAATATGACCGCCGACATCGACGCCGGCGGCGCGTATATTGCCACGGCGCTGAGCGGCGATATCGGCACGATCCTGTTTACGGCGACCTACATGGACCGCTCGATCGGCCTGGAATTTTCCGTAACCAAGGCGGCGGCAGGTCTCGACGGCCAGGCCTATCTGGTCATCGTCGAATCGACCAACGGCACCGAGTTTCGGGTCGGCCAGAGCACGACCACGTTGATCAAGGGGCACGTGTTCAAGAACGGCGTGGAGATCACCGACAGCCTGCCGGAATCGATGTTCCGCTGGCGGCGGGTGTCGATGATCCCGCAGCCGTATCCGAACGACGACGATACATGGAACACCCTGTATATGCAGGGCTATAAGCAGGTGGCCGTCAACGTCGACGACGTGGCGTCACAGGCCAGTTTTTTTTGCGATATTTTAATCACCTAACAGGAAACACGCATGGCTACTCTAGTCTCAACCGGTCAAATTACGATCGTCGACAATAACGACGCGCGCACTCTTACTGCGTTTTTAACCTCATCCCAGGGCACGCAGCAGGTCTACTCGAAGGATGAATCCTCTGTCGCCTATACGCCCAGCTGGTTCAGCACGGCGCTGACGCTGACCGCTAAAGTCTATGTCGGCGGGCTGTCCGAGGCGCAATCGTGGGCCGGGCTAACCAACAAGAAGTTCGCGCTAACGCAGGGCGGCGCCGCGCTGACCTCAGCCAGCACCTCGACCAGCTTCGTCAACAATGCCGACGCGGCGGTCAGCACGCCGTTTACCGTGACGCACGCGGCCGACGGATCTTCGTCTCCGTCGACCTTCGCGATCGCCGGCAACCTGAAGGATTCGGTCGCCTCCTTCGTGGTGTTCTTCGAGGCCGACTTTACCGATCCGATCACCGGTCTGGTGACGCACGTCGTCGCGCAGATCACGCTGAACACGGTCAAGACCGGCAGCAATGCGGTGTTCATTACCACTCGCGGCTCGAACGTGATCCAGGGCGCAACCGGCACCGTCAAGAACGTGATCGCCATCGCGGCGGACCTGGTGCGCGCGGGCGGCGTCATCGACACCAGCGGCTTGACATATAAATGGTATCAGGCCGGCGGCAGCACGCAAATCTCGACATCGGTCTCCGGTTACGCGACCAAATACGGCCTGAAGACGACGACGTCCGGCACCAGTCCGAGTGGCGGCAACTCCGATCTTGGCACCAATGTGCCGGCGTCGGGCTCGGGCAACGCCTATAACACGCTGGTCATCAGCGAGGATGCGGTCGTCGACATCGGCATTTTCAAGGTAGACATCACCGACTCGGACGGCAAGACCTACAGCCAGTATTTCACCGTGTTCGACTCGTCCGATCCTTACGACGTAAGGATCAATTCATCGGCCGGCGATAAATTGCAAAACGGCATCGGCTCGACCAATCTGACACCGCAGGTGTTTTACGGCGCCAATCAGGTCGCGGATCTGACCGGATGGAGCTTCAACTGGTATTTTTACGACCGCAACGGCAAGCGCGGCGCGTTTGTCGATACCGCCAAAATCTCGGCGGCTGGCGGTGCGAACATCACCGCGAACACCACCGGCGCAAGCGCCCAGTTCACCTACGACGGCACCTCCTACGCGTTCACTGCGGGGATGATCATCAAGTGCGTGAAGCCGAACGGCCAGGCGTCGTTTTACGAAGTCGCGAGCGCCGGCACCAACACCGTGACCATTCGCACGCCGAGCACGAATACCTGGCTGACGTTTACCGATTTCCCGGCGCCTTCGGCCTCTACCGACTTCGTCGACGGCAAGATTTTCGGCTGCACCACCGGCGGTTCGCGCACCAGCTCGGGCGCGGCGGCGATCACCGTCACCGGCGACGAGATCGACGTGAAGGGCAGCATCTACTGCGAAGCCAACAGACCGTAATCCATGCAGCTAGTCTCGACCGGGGTCATTACGATTGTGGACGTGAACGACGGGGTCAGCGTTTACGCGGCCTCCGTCTACCTCCAGCAGTTGACGCAGCCGGCGACGCCGGCGGGCGGGTCGTTCAATTTCGCGACCGGCACGCTGACGCCGCCAGCCGGCTGGAGCACGACGCAACCGGAGACCACGACATCGGCGACCTGGATGGCGACGTTTTTGTTCAGATCGACGCCGCCGGATTCGACCGTCACCGCCGGCATCTGGTCGGTGCCGGTCGTCGTTGCGGTCACCGGCGCGCCCGGCAATTCGGCGCGGCGCTGTTATTGCAAGTCGTCGCTGGCCTCGCTGGCGTCGACACCGGCGACCATTTCGACCGGCGGCGCTTCGTCGTTTCCGCCGAACGATTCGTGGGGAACCGGCACGGTCTGGCAGGCGACCCCGCCGGCGCTCGCGGCCGGCGAGATGCTGTATCAGTCGGACGGCGTGTACGAGGTGTCAACCGGCAACACCGTCTGGAATGTGCCGTATCTGTCCAGTCTGAAGGTTGGCCGGCTGGATGCGATCACCGCCAACACCGGCACGTTGATGGTGGACGAAAGTATCAGCAGCGGCCAGACTGCGTTCGATACCGGCACGGGTTTCTGGATCGAGGGCGGAGAGACGCCGAAGTTTTCGCTCGGCAGTTCGACGAAAGGCATTAAATGGGACGGTTCGGAATTTACCGTGCGCGGCAGCGTGGTCGCGACCGAAAATCTGAGTGCCAATGCGGCGACGCAGGGCGCAAAATCGACGCTGACCTCGCCGACCAGCGTCGCTTCCGGATCGTCTTACACGACGATAACCGGCACCGTATCGCTACCGGCGGTCGCGAGCGATGCCGATCGTGGCGTCATCGTATTTTTGTTCGACGTTTATTTGGAGCCCAACGCCAGCTTAAAGCTGCGGTGGTGGATCAAGGCGCAATACAGCACGGACGGCGGCACGACATGGTTTGATACCAACATAGCCTGGAACATCACGCTGCAAGCGGATTCCACCGGTCTGTTCCAGGATGTCGCGTTGATCGGCTATTACGGCGACAAGGCCGGGGTAAACAGTAATGCGATTAAGTTCAGGTTGCAGGCGTATCACGACGGCGGGTCGACACGCGCCGTCGGCAGATCGCCGGATGGGCTGTGTCAATTGATTTTGTTGGAGATGAAACGCTAATGGCATTTGTTTGTTACGAGGTGAATACAGGGCGCATCGTGTCGTATTCGGGCGACCCGGATGCCTTGGCGGCGGCCTATGAATCGCCGGAAATCGCTGTCATCTTGAATGTAGGCGACATTCTCGGGCAGATTCATCTGCTGTATGTCGCGGATGACGATTTGATGCTACGTCCTGAGCAAGCGACGCAGACAGACAAAGCCTTTCTTTCCGCCGATGGCGCCGACGTGATCAACATCACCGGCGCCCCATCGGGCGCGCACTTTACGGCGATCAATACCGCTACCGATGAGGTGGTCAGCGGCTCCATCTCTGGCGCTGATACATTTGCAACCACATCGCCTGGGTGGATAAAGCTGACCGTCGAAAAATTCCCCTATTTGACTTGGGAGGCGGTCATCCATGCCATTTGAAATCACCAGGCCGCTAGAGCAACTGCAAGCCGAGGCCATCGCACGCATCAACGCCAGGGCCTTCGCGATCATCACGGTCAGGCTGCCGCTGTGGAAACAGGCGAACCTGACCGCGCGCGCCGTGGAACTGCAAGCCATCGGCCAGAGCGCCTGGACGCCGGCCGAGCTGGCGGAATGGGACGGGATACAAGCAGAATGGAACTGGGTAAAGGCCGTGCGCGCGC